GGACGTTCCGGCGTAAGTTCTCGAGAAATCACAGAGGTCAGCTACCAGGTGCCATCGAAATGGCCCAGGTCGCTTCCGACGTATGGCTCGAGTACCGCTTCGCCGCGGCTCCACTAGTTAGGAGTGTGTATTCGGCAGCCCTTGCTTTGGGACACGAAAATACAGCGCAGTTAGACAGACGGGTGGCGAGAGATCGCCAAGCCGTAAACCCTAGAGATAGGATTGAGTCGTACTACGCAACTGAATCGCCGACTCGTATTATCGAATACGAGATTAGAACTCAGCGATCTAGTAAGGTGTCCTCTGGTATCCTGTATGAGGTGAGTAACCCCATCAGGGACTTTCGACGTACTCTCGGCATCCGGCTCGTAGATATACCTGAGACTGCGTGGCAACTAGTGCCACTCTCTTTTATGGTAGATCGACTAATAGACGTTTCCTCGATGATTCGAGGTTTATCCGTCTTAGCGAATCCGGATATTTCGATACTTGCTGGTTGGACATCGTCACACGTCATGGGATCAACACGATCCCGCGTGAAAGCGATGCACGACACAGACGCGTCAAGTCTGTCAGGATACGGAGACGTGATCACGAAATCTCGTGGCTCATATCACCGTGACCCCTGGCAGCCTTCAGTGTCTGACACCCTTCCCGTTCCTCAATGGGATGGTTTGGTGAAGGACTTAACTAATATTGCGGATTTGGCCACCATTCTCGGTGGTCGACTTGCTCCTTATGTAAAGGGTAAGTGGATCTGCGTTAACTAAAAGGAGTGTCTCAATGGACATCTCGATTACCAACTCCCCCGCTATCGCTGATAGTGGAACCGGCACCCGATATTTTGACGGTGCAGGCACTTCACTAACAACCGCCGTATTGTTTGAGCGTGACATTCAGGAACGCCTGCGTGAATCGCTTAAGCTTTCGATCCAAACAGGGTTGCCCAACTTGGCACTCCCCGGCGGTTATTTACAGACTCGACGGAACATTATATATTCAGTTCCGTATACTCTCGATGA